TTGCCCTTTGAAGCAATGCACACCGGCAATTGCAATCTTCTTCTGCCCTGCCGAATGCACCCGGATAATCTGCTTTCATTCCTGATACTTCAAAGGATTCACCCACTTCCCGAATTTGTCCGTCAAGTAATCTGTGATGTGTTCTTGTCCTGCCATCCAGGACTGAATTCCACTGCTTTACTACATCCGCACCATTGGAAATGGCAGCCTTCTGTGCATCATAGGCTGACTGGCACTGAATCCGGTGCCCTTCCGTTCTTGCTATCCTCACAGCATTGTTGTATGCCTTGTTATAGTCTGACTTCATATCCTTGGCAATCTTCACTGCAATCTGATTGTATGAAGCCCCTTGTGTGATACCCCTTGACAGTTCTGCCCGGATGCTTGCCTTCAGCTTCTTCACATCCTCACCAAGCCTTGTATATAAGCTTGTGGAAATCTTTGAATCTGTCTGCAAGGCTTTCACAACCTGCTTCGGATCAATGGGAACAATAATTGGAATCCCCTGCCCTGCAATGTCATACATGGCACCCAGGAAGCCATCAGTATAGCAATGTGTCAGGAAGCTTTCCACAGTCGCAAATTCCTGTGTGTGAAGTGCTTCAAGTACATTTTCAATCTGCTTCTTCAATACTTCCTGATACTGCTTTTGGTATATGATGGTTTGAAGGTTTTCCATGTCTGTTCGCATGGACAGTTCCCTGATTTTCTGTTCCACATCCTTTGCTGCCTGGGCATATACCTTCTTCAATTCAGCAATGGTCTGTTTTTCTCTATTCAGTTGTGCCTGCAAGACTTCCTTCTGCTTCTGATTCATCCGTCACAACCTCATTCAATGCATTTTCGGCTGCCACCACATCCTGTTCTTCAGGCTGTGGAAGCTTGCCCTTTATTTCTTCATAATCAATATCAAGCTGTTCACAGATAAGCTGCACAATAGTTTCACCGTCAAGCATTTGTGCAAGGTTCTGCAAGGTTGTGATTTCAACCTGCTTCTTCTGTGCCTCGGTCAATTCAATCTGTGCATTTTCCTGTGCATTGCTCATGATTTCATGCTCAAAATTGAAATACACCTGATGCATCTGATAATCTGTGCCATTGGTATCATTGATTTCCTGCAAAACAACCTTGATAAGCTTCCGCAAGAACTGCTTCAGTCTGATTTCAAGCTTTGATACCTTCAAATCAAGTAATGAATAGGCAGCCTTGATTGCAACATTTGTGGTTGCACTTGTATCTTTCAGGCCTGCTGTATTCAATCCCATTCCAAATCTGTAAATATTCTTTTCATCCAATTCTAACTTGGTAAGTCTGGCCTGATAGGGAATGTCAACTGTTTTGAAGTCTACACCGCCACCTTCTTCAACTCCAATGTGCTTCTTGGTCTTGGTGTTCTGTATCAGTTCTTCAAGGTTGTCACCCTGGAAGCCTGACACCACAACAAGATATTCTGAAGCATCCTGAAGGTTATTAGAAAGCCCACAGGCCATCAAATCATAATCATCTATCAGTTCCTTAATGGTTTTCAGCCCGGAATGCTGCTTCTTGTTATTATCCAAGCGGAAGAAAGGAATGAATCCAAAGTTTTCATAATAGGTTTTTGTCTTTCCATCTTCCTGATACAGTGTGTGTGGCTTGGGATTGATTTCTGCTGATGTGTCAAGTTCAATGTTTCCATCACCATCCTGCACATAGTAATATACTTCTTTTGCACCCCACACCTGAATCCGCTTGATTTTCTTTCTGCCCTTTTCAATGCGGTCAGTATAGTGATATATCATGTGTTCGGTCTTGCTGTCTGTGTCCTTGGCTCTTACCTCAATCACACCGATTGAATCAGCACACTGAAATGCTGTTTTGTTCTCTGCATCCTTGTATGCAAACATGTATTCAAAGCCTTTTGCCTGGCATCCTGTCAGCACTTCTGACAATTCCGCTGTGAAATCTTCATTGTCATTGAAATACTTGTCCAATTCGGTCTGTAATTCAGGCAAATCAGACTTTATGAAGCCATCATCACCGGACAGCATATATTGCACAGCCTGATCCACCAATTCAGTGAAGAATGGATGTGAAATTTTTATGTTGCTTCTTGTGGTGTCCTTTATCAATTCACCATCTGCATTGTAGTAATACATTTCATAATCTTTTATGTCATGCCTGCCTTCATAATATGCCTGCCCTTTTCTTGCAAGCTGTTTCTTTTCTGATGTTGCATCATCTTCAATGAATTGCTTTATTTCATCAATTGTAAGCATTTTGCACCGCCTTTCTAAAACATCCAACCATTTTTCTTGATGTATTTTTCTAATGCATAACGCATGGCATCCATCAAATGGTTAAAATCATCAATGGGCTTGTTCAGTTTGTTGTCAAACTTGTCTTTGTCCCATGTATAGTTGCTTATTTCCGTTAGGAAGTTCACACACCTTGGATGGATAATGATTTCAAGTTCCTGAATCCATTGAATACCATTCAGAATGCTATCCCTGCCCTTTTGTGCAGCTTTTACACGCAAGCCCAGGCCATTCAATTCATCAATTGATTTTGGCTCTGCTGAATCCGCTGTGATATGGTCCTTTTTATAGCCCATTTCTATGACTGTATCTGCAATCCGTTTATTGCTCATACCTTTTTCATAAAATTCATCCCACACATACAGCTTCTTGTTCTCTATATCTAAAAAACCAACAAAAAAAGCACTTGGGTCATTGGTATATCCAAAGTCAAGACCAAATGCTGATTTTACATCTTCTGCGAATACAGGGTTTTTGGGTTTCTTCTCTGCATCCTCATATTCTTTTTTGTTTGTCAGTGTGAATTCTTCTTCTTTCCAGTTCTCATATACTAAACCATCAACAATACCCCATCCACCAAGGCCTGCCACCGCATATCTTCGTGGATTGTTCTTCTTCATGGTTTCAAATACTTTCAAATCCGCTTCATCCAACCATTCATTGCACATGTAATTGGTTGTCATTGCAAGAATATCTTCATCTTCTTCATCAAAGAATCTTTTCTTCAGCCAATGTCTTTCATTCCAAGGGTTGAATGTCAGAATAATTTGCTTGAATAACCCTTCCGGTGTCTTACCTCGGATTGATTCATCAAGCATATTGAAATCTTCTTCCTTGGTGATTTCATAGGCTTCTTCTATCCATGCCCAACACAAATATCCTGTATCAACTGCAATGGATGTGACTTTCAGCGGATCATCAAGCCCCCTGAAATATATCTTCTGTCCTGTGGGCTTGTATGTGGCTTCCAATGGTGACAAGGTAAAATCCCATAGGTGTTCAACCTTCAACCGCTTTGCTGCCCATTTCAGTTCCTTATAACAGGAATCCTTCAGGGTACGGAATACTTTTCTTATAACAAGTGTATTTGCATCCTTATTCCGCATCATCATGTATATTATCCATAATGCAGTTGTTTTAGATTTCTTGGATGCTCGGCTGCCTTTACACACCTTGTATCTACCTTTGAAATTCCAAAATCGTTTATACCCCCTGCCAACTAAATTGGGAAGGTTTATATACTCCTTTTTAATCACATTACATCACCATCATATCTTTTACATTGCCTTTGTACACATCTGTGTGTGTCTGCAAGGCCTTCTGTCAGAAATGCACCATACCGGGAACAATATGCAATGGGATAATAGGAAAGGTTGCCATCTATCAACAGGACCATTTCAGGCTGTTTCTGTGGCAGGTGCTTCCTTCTTTCCCTTTTCCGCTTCCGCTGTGCTATTCTATTTCCCCTTCCATGACTTTTTTTCATTCTTAATCTTCCAAATCTTCTTCACCGCCAAATACAGGAATAATGAAATCCGCTTCAACCTTTTCTGTGGGCCGCTGCCCTATGGTATCACGCACATATTCCGCTGCCCTTGTATCACCCTTCATGGCTTTCTGTATCTGTGCAATCAGGATTGCTTCCTGTACTGATATATTTTTCCCTTTGATTGCTGCAAAGTTCTTTATTTCATCCACATCCATGCACTTGCCTGATTTCATGGACATGGAAAGCAAAGATTCCAAGGTTTCCCGGAACAGTTTCTTTTCCCTTCTTGCTTTACCGGATGCAATACCGCCCTTCTTGCCATTCTTCACGGCTTCTTCTCGGTTTTGTTCACTTGTGAATGGTGTCAAGTTTTCTTCATTTGCCATATTGCATCACCTGCCTTTCTGTTAGTTTTTCTTTCTGCTGTACTGATAGCCATATTTCTTGGCATTCTTTCTCAACCACTTATCAACTGCATCATCATAATCTTTGCCCTTCATCTTGGCTGTTTTTACTGCCTTGGCAAATTCATTGGCTTTGAAATGGGTTCCCTTCTTGAATGTATAATCATACTTGCTACCACTTGCAATGATACCTTTTGACCGTCTATCCATTGCAGTTGATAACAAATCTGCATCTGAAAAGGCACCGCCACTTGGATGGTTATGAATAATCATTGTGCTTCTGTTCCTTGATGTATTTGTGCCACCAATTGCTACACTGTGCTTTCCGCCTTTTACATACTGATGCACATATCCCTGATCATCAACTTCATATGCCCATTCACCCTTGGCCAACATGTGCTTGCTTTTAAACTCTGCCAATGCCCCTTCAAAGGTTTTGCTTTTTATTTTTGTATTGGCATATGCAGGATGTATGGGATTGTAATTGTTCTTCTCGTCACCTGCACCACTGAAAGAAAATTCTGATTGATTGCCACCTGCACCCCGGCCACCTTCAATGGGTGGAATATACAGTGTTTCACTTCTTGCAATGATGTCCTTTACCGGCTCACCATCCAATTCATATTCAAGGGCTTCTTCCAGTGTTTTGAATGTCTTGCCTTCACCGGTTTTCTCATTCCAAATTTCAATTGGTTTCCTGAACATGATCACATGCTCTTTTAAGTAAAAACCATTTAATCTATTAAACATGTATCTGAAATGTTCAATTCTCATTTTTCTTCACCTTTCTTTTGTACGCAAAAAAGGCCAAGTATTTCTACTCAGCCTTTCTAAAAATTATGTAATTTGACAGCAGAATTGTGGATTATGCACCACAATTTCAGTTTTGCAACTGCGTTTTCCTTCTTAAACTAATTTCTGCTGTTTTGATGATAATACCATATTTTGTAAATTCTTTCAATCATCTTTTTTTCTTTTTCGTTAATATCTCTTGTGCCTTTTTCATCATGGAAGTATCCTTTGTGCGTATGCTGCATTAAACCTTCATGCTGATGTGTAAGATCAACCTGCTTGAATCGTTTATTGTTCTTATCATAGTAAGTTATGCTTTTTAGTTTATTGTCTTTATTTACTGTTACATACACCCTGCCCTTTGTCATGGTTTCCATAGGTGTGCTTGTAGAACTACCATCAGCATTTCTTACAAACTTAATATTTCCACTTTGTAATAATGTATTATATTCAGTGCCATACTTCTTGCCCTTATCACTTATGCCACTACTTGCACCCCTTCCACCCATCAGCCTTTTTATCCTTTCATTCTTTCGGTGACTTTATTTTCAAAGTATACTGTTTTAATATTTCCATAATCATATTCAACTTTGCCACCGTATATCAGCAATGTTTTAGGCTGCAACCGCCTGATCATTTCATCAACACCGGCTTTCCATGTTTCAAAGTTGTCACTATCCCTTTTTACACCTATGGTTGATATGGACAGTGTTGATTTCTTTGGCAATCCGTCAAAGCAAAAATCAAATGTAGCTTCTTCACACCAACTGACTGTTGGAATCACCACCAATCCCATCCGCTGTGCCATCTGTCCAATCAATCTGCTTCTGTATGTGTTCCAAATCTTCATGGCAATGGGCATTTCTGTATACAGTGAAAAATCAGGTGTAAAAATACAATTGTATTCTGCCAATTTTTCAATGTATAACTGCGGTTGATTCCACACCCTTTCAAATTGGTAATCATCAACATAAAAATGAATGCCACAATCTTTGTTTTCAGATGTTAGTGCATAATTGAATCCAATAATATCATTCGGAATATATGAACACGGTTCAATTATAGGCATCTGATAATATCCTTCTGTTGAATATTCGTCATATTCATCAAGATTGTATGCGTTTATGGTTCTTTCCCTTTCGTTGGGCTTTTCTTCCGGTTCCTCATGTTCTATAACATCAGGAATATCTTCAAAACCAAATACAGACATGTCAAAATCAATAAGTTCATTCAGTTCTTCTGCAAGATAATCAAAATCCCATTCTGCCTTTTCTGCAACCTTGTTATCAGCAAGCCGGAAGGCCTTTATCTGTTCATCTGTCAGATCATCTGCAACAATGCAAGGCACTTCTTTCAGTTTCAGCTTCTTGGCTGCTTTGTATCTTGTATGCCCGGCAACAATTACATTGTTTTTGTCAATGACAATGGGCACCTTGAAACCAAATTCCTTTATGGATTCCATAACATATTTTACGGCTTCATTGTTCTTCCTTGGGTTCTTATCATAAGGGATAAGGTCCGCAAGGTTCATCCGTACATTCTGCATGCTGTTCACCTTTATCTTCTGTAATCAAAAAGCCTGGAATGTGAGAGAGGTGGCACATCCCAGGCACAGGAAAAGGCACCCCCATGTGGAAGTGCCCTTGGTTCATCATTTTTTGTTATTATAATAATATCATAAAAAATTACAGAACAAACACCCTTTTTTTCATCTTTTTCTACCCACTATTTCATTTTTTCTTCCGGTGCCTGATAAGGTTCAGGAAGCGGTTGCCATGCAATAAAACGAAAAGCATTAGGAAAATATGAATCATTTACACACCAATCTTCATTTACATCATAATAACCTGTTTCAACCATTCCATCTTCTGTTTGGAAAATTACAGTTTGATTATGATTCGGCAAGTTTTCATCACAAGGAATCCAACTGTTTGCTATTGGTGTATTTTCTATTGCCGTATATACTCCCCTTACTTTATCCTCAAATGGCTCATATCCCATATCTATAAGTGCTTTCTGAACTGATAACATGACAGCACTTTCCAACAGCAATCTATCTTCTTTTCGCATTTTTCCCAAGATTTCATTCACTTCCATAACATTTATTCTCCTTCCGGCTGATAAGGTTCAGGAAGCGGTTGCCATGCCAAAACATCCTGCCCTTCCCACTGCATAGGACCATTTTCAAACCATGCATACGGTTTTAAGTTGTTTCCCCATTGGTCTGCGGAACCAAAACAAGGCCGTTCCATAGCTTGCAATTCTTCCTTAGTTTTCCCTTTTCTAAATTCTACAACACTTATACCTGAACAATGTCCATTGTCACAATACGCAAGAACTTCCTGACCATCTTCCGGCAATCTCTCACTGCAAGGAATCCAACCGCCATTGTGTTCTTCTGCAAGTTGTTTGACGATTTCGATTGCACCATCTATGCACTGTCTGTCTAAATTGTCGTGGTCTTCAAAATTTCTGTATTCTTCCAATCTACCAATCAGCTTTTCTATAAATTCTTTCATGTTACACCTACTTTCTATGCACCTAACGCAACATTATCACTATCACATGCCATTTTACAGGCTACCTCTTCCATTAAAGTGAGTTTTACATTTTCCATAAAATACTCTTCACAATATGCTTTCATAAGCAACAATGCTGTTCTCAAATCCATATTGCTTGCAATAACATGGTTTAACTCGTCAATCACTTTGTACTTTTTTTCACTCATTCCACCCCACCCCTTTTCACTATGTCGATTGCTTTATTTTTTGAAATTGCTTTGATTGTTTTATATGTATTTTTGCCTTTAGATTTGTAGCTTTTTGTATGATTGCTTGATTTTTCTTCAAACTCTGCCACAACTGCATCCACATCATAGGCTGTTGGAACTTCTTCAAGGATGCAGGTGATGTCATTATCCAAAACAATTTCAAATTCATCCTTTGTGTGTCTGTCTACTGCTTTTATTACATCATCAATGTCTACTAATCTACCCATTTTCTTCCCTTCCTTCCTTTCTTTCAAAAAGTTTTTGATAACACTCCCGGCAAATATCAACCCTTTTTTCAGATTGTTGAAAAATCAATGTAAATAAGCTTTTTTCAAATACTGTATAGCTGTAATCAGCATCATTCTTTTTGCAAAAATCGCATAAACATTTAGTCATTTTCTTCACTTCCTTTCAACAATTCCGGGCTGTCAAATATGTTGCCGATTACTTCACAATCACATCCATTTACCGCTTCACCAAAGAAATGTCTAAAAGCCCATCCTTTTCTACTCAAACAGAAACTTGCAAATTCCTTTTCCCATGTAACAACAAGACCGCTTTTCAAAACATCATTTTCCCAAATCTTGTTTCCGTTCTTGTCGGTCAAGCCTGTGTATTGGCAGATGGTATTGGCATCAACAACATACACTTCTTCATTATCATCTTTATCAGGAAAACAACTGATAAAAATTTTGTTTGTGATGTATTTTTTCTTCCAAAGAAGTCCTTCCACCCATTCTCCATTGTCTTTCCGCTTTGCTTTGAACAATATTTCTCTCATTCCACACTACCTTCCTTCCACACCAAATCATTCAGTTCCGGTTTCACAATTGACTGTTCCAAGGCCCACATCAGGTTCCAACATGCTGCCCTCAAATGGTTTTCATCCATATCACCACGCATGTATTTGATAAGATGTCGCATTCCTGAATCACACAAGCTGTGCTGTGGGATGCCCTTGTCAATGTTGTGTTCCCCATATTTCAATGCACCTTCTTCACAGTGCTTTGATAATTCAATCACCGCTGTCAATGGTAACAGGTCCATTCTGCCCTTCCCGGTGTGCATATCACGCACCGCACCTGTTTCAAACTGTGTTCTTTCTCCTGAATCCTTAATCATTCAGATCACCTACCTTTTCTGATAAAAATTTTTTCAAATCTTTTATGAAAGAATGCAATCCCTGCAATTCCTTCTGCATTTCTTCATATTCTTCAATTTTTAATTCCATGGTGCGGAATGTAGCACCGCAATATACACATTTTCTTCTTCTGCGGATAAGTTCATCCTTTTCCCTGCTGTCACATACTGACATGCCATATTTTCCGCAATTCTCACAAAGTCGCACATTCTTCATTGGCACCGCCCTTCATCTGCTCTGCGATTTCACATGCAATTTCTGTTGCATAATCAAGTGTGACAACATCAGCCCATAATCCGTCAGGCAACATGACTTGTAAACTATCATCCGTTACTTTGTCACACAGCTTTTCTGCAAATTCATCAATAGCAGCATTACGCACTGCCTGAATATCCGCTTTAAATTCTTTGATTTTTTCTTCAATCACTTTCTGCAACATATCCATATCAATTTTGATTTCAGCAATACACTTCTTATTGACTTCTTTCGGTTCAAATCGTTCTTCTGCACTATGAATACAATGCCTACAATGCGAACCTTCATATTCTTCTTCTTCCCATTTGCAATTTTCACAAGTCTTTTCTATTTCTGCCATATTTTCTCCTTTCTAACTTGCCGATAACTTGCACAATCGTGCGTTTTCGTGCGTTTTTCGTGCGTTTTCGTGCGTTTTTAACTTGCCGGTAACTTGCTAATGCCAATCAAGTTCCCCATGACATTTTGGGCAAAGTCTTGGATTCATAAATGCCCCTGTAATACTTCTTCCACAATGCGGACAGTGTGGGTGTGAATCATGTGAAAATATAACCTTATTACTCTTTTTCTTTTTCGGTTTCTTATCTTTCAAAGCCTTAAATTCTTCAATTGTGCCGATTGCTCTGTACTGTTGGATTTCTTTAAGCCATTTGATTTCAAACTCTATATCTCTGATATTCTCTCTTATTGTATTTTGCAATGGTACAGAATAATTTTGCCTGGCAAGTCTAAGTTTCTCTTGCTCTAGGTTTTCTTCATACTCTTGTATTGCTTTTTGCAATGCTTCATTCTCCGCCATGCTTATTCCCCCATTTCAAAATCCTGCACATTTTCAACCACAACATCATCCACATCCAATCCCATCTTCAGGATGGTTTTCAAGGAAGAAGCTGCTTCTTCCCTGGGTTTCAATTCCTTTTCATCCTTGATGATTTTGGTGATCTGCACATTATAAATTCTTGTTACTTCCATTTGTCTATTCTCCTTTCCTTTCATCCAATGCCTTCTGCACCTGGGCCAATGCCCTTTGGTGTAGCCCACCTGATACCCACTTGTATGTGAAATTCATATCAACTGCAATCCGTTCCCATGTGTTGAAAACAACCCTGTCCTTTTCTTCATCATAGGTTCCTATGTACCGCTTATGCAGAAGCCGGCTGCAATCAGCATCACATGCTTCATCAATCAGCTTCCGGGCTTCATTTCTCATATCAATGAAGCGGTCAATTTCTTCATTCAGTTCTTTCTTCAGGTCAACAATCTTCCCAACAATGTCTGCCATTTTATCCTGGGAAGAAGATGCAGGCACCCTTTCTTCCCCCATCACTGATGTTGTCCTTTTTGCAAGTGCATCCAAGGTTGCAATTTCATCAATCCGGGCATCAATGTGGGCATCAATCTTCTTTATCCTTTCCAAATATGTTCTTGCTTTCATCATCCCTGTTCCTCTCTGATTATTTCAATTTTTGAAAGGTCATATCCGCTATTTTTCAGCCGTTTGCAGGCCTGACTCCATTCTTCACGGATTTTATTCATGTATGTGCTGTCAAAAGACTTTTTTCTTGATATTGAATTTTCCATCTTCTCAATTCTCCCTTCCTAATCTCTCTTTTAATGCGTTGATTCTTTCTTCCAATGCCGGATCAGGTTCATTTTCACCAAGCAATTCCTTTTCCAAGGCATCCATGTCACCATAATCTGTTTTATCTTTTGACATCCAAGAAGGCACCATTTCTTTTCTTGCAGGCTTCTGTTCTGCATCCTTCCTTGCCCAATTCCTAATGGTTGCATAATGGCTTTTATACCTTTTCCCGGTGCTTTCCACATAACAAGATAATCTTTCAATGCGGTCCTTGTAATCAGAATATTCAGTCTTTAATTTCTGCAATTCTTCATCAGTCAGAAGCACATTCTTGTATTCACCATATTTATGCTTCACTTTTTTGGGTGCAGGTTCCGGTTCGGAAGAAGCGGATAATATATTATTATCTTTTTCTTTTTCTTCTTCTCTTTCTTCTTCTTTATCTGCCTGTCTAACATTAGGTTTACTGTTAGGTTTACTGTTAGGTTTACATGTTAAAGCCTTCTGTTTTTCACGATATTCACGCATATAATTCCGCATAAATTCCTTCCGGTTTTCCATCTGATCCAAGTTTTGGTGCTTTCCCCAGTTCGGAATGGTGATAACACCATCAATAATTTCAATCATGTCAAACTGTTCAAAAGTCTGAAGTGCCATTGTGACTGTTGATTCCTTCATTCTGAAGATGGTTGCAAGCATCTTGTCTGTATATGCAATCTTCCCCATCATGAATACACCGCTGTTGTTCTGTTTCCCGGCAAGGCAAAGAAGCTTGAACCACACCACAATGATTGCATAGGCATCCGGAAGGCTTTCAATCAAAAGAATCTTTTCATCATCAAACACATCCGTTGTAATCTTGATCCATTTGACATCAGCCATCACACAACCCCCTTTGCATAAGCCCGGAATGCTTCTTCATTCAACATCCGCTGTGCTTCCACTTTGCTATCTCCTGCAAGTTCAGGGAATGCTGCCTGAAGTTTCTGCCTTGTTCTTCTGACCGTTTCAATGTTCGGAAGGTTGTATTCCTTCAGGGATACAAGGACCACCCAAAAAGGCTTGCATAATACAGCCGGATTGATTTTTTCACACACCTTGACATACAATGCCATGTCACTGTTTCTTGCCATTTCACAGGTTTCAAGGATTTCTTTCACAACATCCTGTGTAGTCTGTAATTCCTTTGCTTTACTCATTCCCTGCACCGCCTTTCAATGTCTGTGATGCTTCCCATTCCTTGTATATGCCCATCCAATCTTCAAACCGCATGGTCACAAGGATTTCTGCATTATTCTTCTTGTGGAATACCACAGGGAAGTTTCCACTTCCCTTGGAATCCCTTTTTGCCTGTTCCATCCAATCATACAACTGCATTCTTTCCTGATGCTTTGCTTCAATATGTATTCCAGGAAGGCCCACAACATCTGATGCATCACCGGTGTTGCCACAATACTGTGCTGTTCTTCTTGAATCTGTGTAGCCATAATCACGGAACAAGTCGGCAAGATGTCTTTCAAATCTTGCACCCTTCTGTTTGCTGTTGATTGCCATGTTCACACCACCTATCCAATCATTTTGGCAAGAAGCTGTTCATATAAATCTTTGTAAATTCCGGCTTCTGTTTTTGCCTTTGCCAACATTTCCGCTGTTTTAAGATGGGTTTCAGCAGGATATTGTGCAGGTACTTCCACAATCTTTTCAACAGGCACTTCCACTGTTTTCTGTTCAATGCCCAGGCACTTGGCAATGCCTTCATCAATCTGCTTCATTTCCGCATCTGTTGCGGTTCTGATATAGTTGCCAAGCTGATGTTTTCTGCCGAATGACACCATTGCACAATCTGCATACATCATTCCACTGCACACAATGGGAACTGTGTATGCATCCCTTTTTTCTTCATCTGTCAGGACAATGATATTCAAATATCCATATCCATTGCGGAAGTTTGCAGATACAATCAGGGCTTTCTTGATGCCCATGCCATTATTCATTTCATATTCATAAATTTCTCCACGGTTATATTCCATCTTTTCAACCTCTTTCTGATAACTTGTAATTGCCTTATATGCTGTTACATCCACATATCCTGAACCATTGCGGATGATTTCAAAGTCTGCCATTATATGTCCCCCCTACTTGAACGGAAGTTCTTCCTGGGATGCATCCATGAAATCTTCTTCAGATGCAAGTGCAGGTGCTTCATTGGCATGTGTTTCATTGTTTGCTTTGCTTTCACAGAATTCCTGTTCTTCCACAATCACATCTGTGGTGTATACTTTCTGATTATCATTGTTGGTGTAGCTGCCGGTCTGAATCCTTCCCACAACACCAATCTTCATGCCCTTCTTGAAATACTTTTCTGCAAATTCAGCAGGTTTTCCGAATACAACACAGGGAATGAAATCTGCACCCTGCTCACCTTCTCTTTTGAATCTTCTGTCTACTGCCAATCTGTATCTTGCAATTGCAATAGGTTCTGTTCCCTGGGAATATCTCACTTCCGGATCAGCCACCAATCTTCCTGTTAAAATTACTTTGTTCATGTTTTTTCCTCACTTTCTTTATTGTTTTTGATATTCTTCAAATGTTTTGCATTTCGCAAAAATAAATCTGTTATTCACCCACCTTGCCATCTTCCGCAATTCATGGCCTTTTGGAATGTGTTCTTTGTCATAAAGCATCACATAAGCCCAATATCCCATTTCACGCAAGGTGTATATCCGTTCCAAATCTTCTTCAATGGTTGTGTCAAAATTACAAAGCACATACACAATCAAGTTTCTTTCATTGATTCCTGATATATCTTTGAACATCTTGAATTTTGGAAGAATCATGTCTTTGTCCTGGTATCTATCCCAGGCAAAGTGCAACTGCTTCATCTTCACCTGTTTCAGCATTTCAGCCTTTTCTTCTGTCATTAGCCGGATGTCAAGCCCTTGGTTGATGTCCACCCATGCTTTGCTGTCAATAAGCTGTTGCAGCAGGTCCTTCCACTGCTTACATGCAAGAATATTTGGATCACACAGGACAATGTTTTTTTGTCCATTCCAAAATTCATGCAAATCAGCAACCTTCCTTGATGCTCGGCCTTCCTTTGCTTCCACATGGCAGAACGAACACCCTCTTGGGCATCCCCTTGACAAAAAGCCATAGGCTGTATCTGTTATTCCATACAGTGAATAATCAGGATAAATGTGTTCTATTTCATGTGGCAGTTCAATGTCTTTTGACTTATCAAAGACTTCCTTGCCATCCACAAGGCTGATGCAATATCCGCTGCCACCCTTCACAATTTCATCAGAATCAACATGATACTGATAATCAGGTGAAAAGCTGAAAACTTTTGACATGTACACCTTGTCCATGTGTCCTGAAAACATTGGATCATGCCATTCCACAGAATCACCCTGTGCTTTGTGCCATGCGGACAACTTCATCAATGGTATATTGGGGAAATTATGACCATCAACATCAATCAACCCAATTTTCATCTTTTGTTTTTTCCTTTCTACAAGTACGATTTTCCAAATTCTTTGATAAAATCTTCCCTTGTTCCATAATGTTCTTCATAATAGGCCTGTGCCTTTGTTTTTAGTGCCAAATCAACGGCTTTTGCATCCTTCCCGGCAAATACTCCATTAGGGTGTAAATCAGGTCTTAATGGGGCAATAAAGCCGAATTTCTCACTTCTCTTTTTGTTTGGTCCACCAAAGATGTGATGCCTTTCCACAGGTGCAGTTCCGGTGAACATGCAATGGTCCATATCATCTGTGAATACACTGTGCAGCCTTTTCACTTTCCCCATTGTGCCTTCATCCTTTCCAATTCTTCCGGTGGAAGGGTTTCAATGCCCAGGTCCTTTGCTTCAGATACAACCCCATCAATCAACACTGACATTTCCTTGCTGTCATAGGTGGATGATCCAAAATAGCACTGAAGCTGAATCCCTGTGGTGCCATTCACACACACTTCACCAAGTTCCTTCACGGCTCTCCATTCTTCCTTGACTTTTTCCACCACATGTGGCTTCACTATGATGTGGGTGAATACCCCATACCTTCCAAGCATGTCAAGGTATATATCCCACTTGTCACGGTGTAGGGAATCAGCCATCTTTTGAAGCAGTACCCACATGTATGCATTGGCATCCAGGCTTCTTCTGTTTCTGTACTTCACCGCCCGGATGCTCAATTTTTCACAATCCTTGATGTTGTTCACCTCATTGATTGCACCGCCTTCATTCACTGTGAATGTGATGTGATACTGTCCTGTTTGCCAATCCCTTGACACATTCTGAATCTGTCCTGTGAATTCCATAAGCAACTACCCCTTGATTTTTTCCCAATGCTCATTGATGTTTGCATACTGCTTTTCTGTAAGGTCTGCCAAACTGCTAACCTTGTAAAGTGTCAGGATTTTGCCTGTGTCAACACCTTCCTTGTCACACCTTGCAAGCAGGGCTTTCAGTTTCACTTCAGAAATGACTGATTTTTCAATCTTTTTCTGTTCTGTGTGTTCCTGGGCAGGCTGTCCAAATTCAATGTAAGTATTGTTTTTTGTGTTCAGCACCTTCACATAGACAATCCTATCTTCCACATATTCAATTTCTGTCACCTTGAAGGTGTCCTTGCAGGTGTATTTCTTCTTGCCCTGCCATTCAGATTCTTCAAGGGTTTTCAGGTCCTTCTTATTCACGAACATGTCAGGTGCCGTGTAGAGTTCCCTTCCAATGCCCCAATTGAAGCAGGCCCTTTTGAAAGAATCAGATGCAAGCCCTTTTTCTTTTTCAGTGAAGGATTCTGTGCCGGTGTCCTCTTTTTCAACCCACTGCTTCTTGAATTCATCCCAAATGGACACAATACAATTGGCATTATCCCGGTTGTGGTGCCGCTGCCAATTCATAGGCCCAACAGCTTCATCCAGGATATTCTGATCACACCGGGCATCCTTATATAAAAGAAGCCCAACACCCCACTGATTGCAAATGGAAATCCTGCAATCAATTTCTTCTGCCGTTAATTTTCTGAACTGCATCTTCCTTCACCTTCCTTTTCAATTTCTTCAAGCTTGTACCATGTCTTTTCAGGTGCTTTGCTCTTTGATAAATTGCAGATAATATCAAGCAGTTCAAAAAGCTTTTCTGATTCAAAAACAATCTGTTCTTCAGCCGTCCAATTATCAAACTTTTTGTTCTGATATACTGTTAATTTCCACATGTGTGTTTCTCCTCTCTAACGGTTTGTTATGTTTTCAAAAACAACATTCCCGGCTTTGTCATAAATGATGGTTTTTAATTCATCCCCATCAGCAAAGCATTCAATGGATGCACATTTTTCAATGCTGTTGTTGTTCCTCTGTGTAAGTGTCAGAACCATTCCACCATCTTTCCTTCCAGGTCCACCTGAAAGATTTGTTCTTCTTCCATCAATGCTTCCTTTTATGTAAAAATTTCTGACCATATAGATACCTTTCATTTTTTTGTGTAGGTATCTTTTGTGCTTACTCTTTCATGTAATCTTCAGTCCATTTGCGGAAGTTCTTTTCAGCACATTCCGGGCAATATATTTCATCATTGACCACCCAACATTCATCATCCGTGATGCGTTCCCCACATTCACTGCACTTTGGAAGCCTTTCCAATTCTCTTTCTTCTTCAGCACAATATGCATCCCAATCCGCAACCGGGTTATCAGTTCTTATGAACATTTGTGATCACCCCATCTTCAATGACAAATTCATAACCCAATTCATGCAACCGGCATAAATCTTCAACAGTGGCCTGTCCACTATAAATCAGCTTTTCATCCATTTCATTCACCCCTTTCTTTCATAAATACTTCTGCATACTGCACACCGAATTTCACCGCTTCCTGATGATTTTCAAAGTAGACATCAATTCTGTTTTCCTTAATGGCACCGCCACAATCGTGTGCTATGTATTCCTTGCCATTTATCACCACTGTGCTTCCATAAGGAATGACTTCCTTATCAACCGCAATGCTGACACCTGCAATCAGCCTTTCACCGCTTGCACCAATCACAATCTGATTTCCTGCTTCATCAACAGGCCTATTCAATGCCCATTTCCCACAGCACCGCTGACAGCTACAAAATGCTGTCAGCCGGAATTCTCCAAGTGATATGGTTTCAGGTTCTTCAGGTTCCGGTTCCGGTAATTCAACCACCACGGCTTTTTCAATCACTGCCGGTGTTTCTGTCTGTGCTTTCACTGTGGTTTCCTGGGTATTGGCTGCAAGCAACACAAAGGATGTAGCAATCAAGGCACCAATTCCAATGCCAATCAAGTCACTGTGTTTCTTCATTCGGTTTCTTCACTCCCTTCTGTAATTGGCTGCACATTGAATGGATCACTCAAATCACAGCCTTCATACTTTGCAAGGAATTCCTTCAAGGTTGACATTCTGCATTTCAGCCTTCCAATCTTCAGGAACCTAAGAAGCCCTGACTTCTGAAGCTTGTATACATAGTCAACATTGGTTTTCAAAACTTTTGCCACTTCCGGCACCGTCAAAAGTAAATCTTCATTCATTTTTCAGCCCTTCTTTTCATTTTTCGTCCTTTAGCATCATTTTTTGTTGATTTTAAATCACTTCCTTAGCAAAAAAAATACGCTCTTTATCAGTCAACTTTGTGATGTTTAATATCTCGCAAAGTCCACTGATTTGTTTTGATGTGAAAGGTGTCTTGTTTTCACATTTGTTCTTAAATCCTTGTCTTGAAAGGCCTATTGTTTTTGCAATATAGCTTTTTTTCAAACCGGATTCAGCAATAATTTTTTCAAGTTCAGCCGTGTTGGTCATCCGTTTGCCCCCCTTTCTTATTTGTTGATTTCAAATCACGATTTCAATATAATACTTGTGTGATTATTTGTCAACAGGTTTTTGCAAAATTGTTGATTTAAAATGCAAATAGTGGTATTATCTATTCACGGAAGGTGGTGAAACTTATGTCAAACATTGGTAAGAATATAAAAGAACGCAGGGAATCACTTGGAATGTCGCAAGATGAACTTGCCGAAAAAATGGGATATAAAAGCAGGTCTACAATTGCCAAAATTGAAAAAGGTGTAAATGACATTACACAAACTAATATTGTTAGATTTGCAGAAATTCTTAGAACAACCCCTGCTGTACTTATGGGTTGGGAAAAGGTGCAAGAAAAAAACAATGCCATTGTGGGCATTGTTGGAAGGTTAAGAACTGATGATGAATTTCTCTCTTTGGTAGAAACACTGAACAACCTTGACAAAGAAAAAATTGCAGGTGTTCAGCAAATGATTTCAGCTTTCCTGAAGTAATTTCAGAATAAGGTCAAGCAAAGATATGTCATTACATTTTTCTAATAACTCGGTGATTTTATTTATGTATTCTTCTCTCATGGCATACTCCTTTCACCGGGGAACGAATGTTCTGAATTTATTTTAAAACAAGAATTGAAACAAAACAATGGTAAATGTTAGCACTTGGAATATCATGAATTTTTTACTAAAAAACATATTTTTTTCATAAAAAATAATTTTTCGTGCAAAGAAAGGGGATGGGATAATGGCAAAAGTTATCATCACGAACAGGGGAGATAAAAAGAAACCTTCTTGGCAATACCGTTTTGAATTGGCAAAGGTGGATGGCAAAAGAAGATATGCAACCAAGGCAGGATTCAAAACTAAGGAAGAAGCAGAAAAGGCAGGCAACCTTGCCCTTGCTGAATATCTCCGGGCAGGCAAGCACTTTGAACCTTCTGAAATGTCTGTGGCAGATTATCTTGATTATTGGGTAAACAATTATGCCGTTGTGAATCTTGCGGATAATACAGTCAGTGCATACACCAATATCATAAAAAATCATATCAAGCCCCGGATTGGCCACTTTATGCTGAAATCCATTGATGTAATGACATTACAGGACATGATCAATGACATATACCTTCAAAAAGGATTCACCAAGAAGTTCCTGGGGAACATCCTGAAGGTGTGCAAGGGTGCATTCGGATATGCTGCATATACTGCAAAGCTGATTCCATACAACATTGCTGAACCTGTCAAATTGCCCAAATTCGAGCCAAAAGAAGGAACAATGAAGATTCTATCCAAGGAACAAATGGAAGCCGTTCTTGACCGTTTCTGCAACTCTCCATATCAATATTATGCAATGCTTATAGGTTACTACACAGGAATGCGAATTGGTGAAGTATATGGATTGACATGGGATGATGTGGATTTGAGAAATGGCATCATTCATGTCAGACAGCAATGCAAAGTAAAAGACAAGGATGCCATGGCAGGACGGAAGCCACAAAAAGGCAAGGCATTGAACAGATGGTACCTTGGTGCCTTGAAAAACAATTCTTCATACAGAACCATCAAAATTGGTGATGAATTGCTGAATGCACTTACTGCATATAAGGAAATGCAAGAAAAGGCTGAAGAAGAATATGGTGAATTTTATGTGAAGCACTACCTGAAGGAAGAAAAGCTTGCCAATAGTAGAATAGAACACCGGATCATATCACAAACGGATGAAGCAGGCCTGTGTCCATATCCCAGGGTGAAGCTTGTGTGCGTGAAGGAAAATGGTGAATTCCGGGGAACTGTACCAATGAAATATGTTGCAAAGGTTGTCAAAACAGAAATGGGCTTTGAAGATTTCCATTTCCACATGTTGCGACACACTCATGCCACTGTGCTTGTGTCAAATACAGAAGAATTGCAAATCAAAGATGTTTCAGAAAGGCTTGGTCATGCATCAATTAAAACCACAATGGACACCTATGTTTCAAACACAGATGAAATGCGTGTGAAATCTATGGAAATATTTGAAAAAGTGGGCAAATTGAATGTGAAACATAGAAATGAAAGACTTTATGAGATTTGGAAAAGCACAAAGAACAGATGCAACAGCACTTCATTTTATAAAAGCCGGGGAATCAAATTTCATGATGCATGGCTTGATTATGAAGTATTCGAGCAGTGGGCAATGGAAAACGGATATGAAGATGATTTGTCACTGATAAGAAAAGATAAAACACTTGATTTTTGCCCTGATAACTGTATATGGTCATCTGAAAACAAAAATGTGCGTGGAAAGCATGTGTGGACAGATGGACACAACATCAGATCATATTCTGTCAGAAATATTGGTTCATCATATCAATACAGTATTACTGAATATGACCAAAAAGGCAAAAGAAAAAATATTCAAAAGGCAGGTTTTAAGTCCGAACAGGAAGCAAAAGAAGCAGCGGAAGCTGTCATTGAAGCCATGTATGAAAATGCGACAGCATTGCTCAAAAGAATAAAGTAATCCTGTACGCAAAATGCGTACACCGGAACCAATGCGTACAGAATGCGTACAAAATGCGTACAGGACCAAAAAAACACATATTTTAAATTATGAAGCAATCGCTAGAAACCGCATAAAATCAGGGTTTTTTCAGTTTCGTCCACAACACTTCTTATACTTCTTACCACTTCCGCATGAAGTTTTTTGGGATATATTTATCGTAATTTATTATCACTTTGTATCACCTTGAAACACCGATAAATACAGTGGTATCAAGGAAAAACAATACTTTTCATCACTTTTTATCATTTCTTATTATTATGTGCAATTCTGCTAGTGCGTACAAAATGCGTACACAGTACGCAAATATAAAAAATAGCCACCGTTTTGGTGGCTATTTTATTTTTTGAATATAAGAATATGCACTCCGGTGTTTTTCAACATAATTTATGCATTCTTCATCCATCACTTCATAATATGTTTGTAGTGAATCATAAAAATTTTGATATTGCCTTATTTGTGCTTTTTCTGTTTTCAATCCTTTTGCTTTGGTTTCAACGGTTTTATAATATCTTGTTAAAAACTCATAAATACACCTGTGTTTATTTTGATGAAATTCTTTTAGTACATCACTCGGCTTTACATCCTTAAAAGATACATAGGGTTCAAACATGACCAAATCAGTTGCTTTTTCTTCCATCAGTTTCAACCTAGAAAAGAATACATCCGGTTTTACTGTTTCCGTTATGGGTTTTTTACAATCATTTATTATACGCAAATCGTTATTGATTCTAGGCAATGTCATTTCTAATAATTGGTTTTTATTAAATTTCAATCGTGGAAGTGGTTCTTCCAGTAATGCATTTTGCCATTTTAAAAGTTTGTCATTCTTTCCAAAACCAAATATACTCATATACATACCCCCTCTTATGTTCTTATTACACCGCAACATGTGCCAATGTATTGCACTTCATCCATCCGCTTCAGAACAATGTCTGAATCCTGATTATGTAGGCACTGCAACCGGTAATGTCCATCTTCTTCAATGAATTTCCTGATATATACCCTATCACCACGCAAGAAGGCAGCACATTCTTCATTGCCTGGGAAACGATTTTCAAAAAGAATAACATCCCCTTTGCAGAATTTTGGTGCCAAGTCATTGCTTGTCATTTTAATTGCAATATAAGCTTCTTGTGTGCCTGTTTCAATTTCAATGGTTTCACATGTATCATATATGATTCCCTTGTGTATTTCCCCATGTGGAAGAAGGCAGGGAATCTTGTGTTTCATGAAGGCTTCCCTTTCACTTTTTACCGAACCTGCTTCATACTTGGCAATCAATTCAATGATGCTTTTTCCATGCGGACCGCATGACCGGTAATTCCGCAATATAGCCTTTTCCTGTGGTGTATGCGGACATTTTCCCATAAGGCAATTCATACTGTGACCGGTTGCTTCTGATATAGCCATGACGGTTGAAACCTTTGGATCAGGTGTTTTTCCATAATATATATTTCTGATTGTGTCTAATGGCAGTCCGCTTTCGTCTGCCAATTTCTCTTTGGTCCACCCCAATTCGGCAAGGATTTCTTGTAACCTTTTGCTTAAAATTTTACCCGGCATACATTTCCCCCTGTGTCAAGAATGACACCGCAACTAACATTTTTCGACAAAAATAATGTTAAACTTGATATTTCTTTTTGTCAATATTTGGGATAAATTTTAGATATAACCAATTGGCTTCTTTTACAAAAATGAGGTATAACAAAATGGGTGAGGAATATGTTGAAAAAATTATACTAAAGGTAAGGGAATGCAAAGATATAGCATTGTTGGATATGATACTGAAGATATTGGTTGCATCAAAATAAAAAGGGCAGGGATTCATTTCCCTGCCCTTTCTTTTTACTGATGCTCTAATTTTACAATCTTTTCATTGATTGCCTTGATCTGTTCTTCCACCACAGGCATCCGGTGTGCAAAGTTATTGTGTTCCCTGACTTCCCTGGTCAATTCATCCAATTTGTATTCAATCAGGGCAACTGTTTGCTGTTGCTTTGCTTCCGTTTCCATTGCGTGGGCCTTATGTTCTGCCAATGTCTTTTTGTGTGTGAAGTGATTGTTTATCAAACACACAGTAAGTGTCACTGCACCCCCAATTCCTGCTGCAATAATTGTTTCCATGTCTTTTGTGTCCTTTCTTTTGTGTTTTTATTCTCTGAAGCCTATGGCCACCCATCCCACAGATGTGTTTGTGGTTCCGTTTCGTGTTACATAGGCATCAAATCCTGATGTAGTTATATTTGCTGATGCATTCCCGGACACTGATGTTCCGGGCACCGTTGTGATGGCTGTTGTCAATACCATTGGCACAGATGTGTATGCGGTTGAAAACTTCACCGCTTTTGCCGTTGGTGTATTTGCCACCGGTGTGATGGTTTCAACACCCCACTGAATCAGCAAACCATTTGAGAAATGCACCTTTCCGGTCCTGCTGCCATGTGTCACAGGTGGTGAACAGATAAATTCATCACCGCCATTTGCCCTTGTTACTTTCACATTGGCATCAAATACAAGGTTCTGTGTGCCGGATAAATACCGCCAAATACCATGTGCCCTTGCTGAATCCCAACATCCAATGGATGTGACAGAATCCCCATTGCCACCATAAAGCTTGCAGTTATGAACATTCGGTGCATCTTCTGTTGTTTGAATGTACAAATTCTTTTCATCATTTGACCGGAATGAACCACCCATGAATATATTCCGGTAGATGTTCAGGTCCATGTCAATTTCCATCTGATTTTCAATTTCTGAAACCTTGCCGAATGCCAAGCCTTTTCCACTTGCATTGAAGTCAAGCAGGCTGAAGGCCGTTGCTATTTCTGAAACTGCCACAACACTTCCAAAGAAATCTGTCACTGTCAAACGCAAATCATAGGAAGCATCTGTGTTCAAATTGATATTCAGAAGCATGTTGGAATCATAAGAATATACACTTCCTGTTGCTGCTTCTTCCCAGGTATCACTTGACTTCAGCTTGTATTCCACTTTATATGACTTTGTGTTCTTATTTCCCAGGGCAGAAATTGCAAATTTGATTCTTGCAAGTGCCATTGTGCCATTGTTATCTGCTGCACCTAACCCATTGGCCCGGATTGCCGTGAATGTGCTGATTTTGGGTGCAGTATAGGCTTGCACTGTGACTGTGGTGCTTTTGGTGGCTGTCCTGCCCCTTGAATCCGTGACAGTGCTTGAAATCGTCACTGTTCCTGAAGATGTAATGACACCGGATGTGACACTGCTGCCGGTGTAGCTTTTCCCGGCAATGGTTGTTTTATAGCTTTTTATAGTGCTTGAATAGCTTCCTGCTGCCGTGACTGTTGCCTTCAGCTTTGACTTGTTTTGAACATAGCCCCCAAACTGCGAATTTAGCCCTGATTCCGCTTCTGATACTGTCAGGGCAGAAATACTTGGCACAACTGAAGAAGGCACCTTGGCGGTGAAAGAAGCCGTCTTGGTGCCTATCAATGTACTTCCGTTGTATGTCTTGCAAGTGATGGTGCAGGTGCCGGATGTTCCATTTGGAATCTGTGAAGCCAATGTCAAGGGAACTGTCCATGCCTTACTTGTTCCCAGGTCACTGCCAATGGTGCCGGTAGCACTTCCGAACTTATATGTCAAGGTATGGTCAAAACTGCTTGATGCCCTTGCCATGTTGATGGTGATGCTTGCACCCATATTTACACTTGATGCTGACAGTGTTGGTGTGGTTGCCCTTGGAATAGTGGTCAATGCCTGTGAGTAGCTTTGACTGCTTGAAGAAAACTGATCATGTGTAATTCTTGCAGATGTGGCCAAGGTCTTGGTTCCGTCTGCATTATGGGCAATGTTCAGTGTCTTTGAAAATACCACAATTCCTGAATTGGTTATCTTATCAGAAGAAGTGATGCCTTCCGTGTACTGTGTGCCATTGATTGTGCAATACACTGTGCCGGTGCCGTATGTGGTATAGCCTGTGTTGGTACGATATACCCGGACTGATACGGTCACATTTGAAGTGTTATTTGCCACACTTTGGCTGTTTTGCGTTATCGTGATTTTATACTTGATTTTATCATTTGTAGTTGACATTGCACTTGATGTTGCCATATTGCCCCCTACAATTTACCGAATGAAAGATTTCCGCTTTCCCTTGGCATGAATGCAAAATTGCCAAGCTGCAAGGAATGCAGAAATTCACCATCTGTTACATAAAGCTTGTTATTGCTGAAATATGCCACTTCCATGCCTGCATCCAAGAATGTGATTTTGTCATTCTCAATCCGCAAGGTCAGGGTGTTGCCTTCTTCCCCCAGGATGATGTTGCCATCAACAAACCGGATATATTTGCTTATTTCCTCAAATTTGGCATCTGTGCCTGCTGCCACCGCATCCACATCCTGCGAAAACTCATTGAAACGGAATTCAATATCTTCTGCGGTCTGTGTGATTTGCGTGTTGACTGATTCAATCAGTGCATCTGTGTCACCTTTCAGATATACTTCATCCATGATTGTGGTTGTGATGCTCTCGGATGTAGCAAGTATCTGTGCAGACAGCTTTCTTTCCGTTTCTGCAAGCCCATTTACAAGCTTTTCTTCCACATCTGAAGAAATATCCATCAACATTGTTTCTGTGGCTGTTTGCCCTGAAATTGCCCTTTCTGTAAAGGTCAGATAAGTGCTTCCCAATGTCAGCTTGTTTGAAGCCGGTTGAAGCAGATAGATTGACAATTTGCTGACAAGGAACCGCTGATTGATTGAATGCGGTTCTGTGTTCACCTGCACCTGTGTTCCCAGGTGGAAGGATTCAATTGTTCTATCCACTGTGGCAAGGTCCGCTGCGGTCAATTCCACTGTATAAAGCATCTGCATCTGCTCATTCAGGGCTTCATTGCCCTTTGTCAGAAGGTTTTCAGGCAAGGTCACATCATCCCATATCTGCTTTTTGTATATCCAACCGTATTGGTCAACCGCTTCCTGATTGAATATATAATCAACACCATCATTCACTGATGTGATGTTAAGTCTTGATTCACCGCCTTCTTCCTTGGCACCAAGCGGAATGATTGCTGTTGCAATGTCCTTTCCCTCTGTCCGTCTTTTCAAATCAAGAAGGTTCTTCCCAAAGGTCACTGTCTGTGGTGACAGGAAATTCAATTCTGCAAGATAGTCAAGATATGCACCATCCGCTTCATGTCTTATCCACAAATAACCGCCCAATGTTTCAAGCAGCTTCTTTTCAATGCTTTCAAATGTGTTCAGATATTCAGAATCACTTCTGCTGATATAATCATTCGGATCAGTGACAGTGACATTCCCAACCTTGAATTGCCGGGATGCATCCACCTGGGCATTATGGCTTGTGATGAACTGCGTGAACAATTCAGCCGGTGTGCCGGTGAAATCATAGGGCCTTTGAATAGAATCCACCAAGAATGCAAGTTCACTTTCACATTCCACGGTTTTTTCATTGTAAAAGCCTTCTTCATCATCCAAAATCCTGCCCCGGAAAAGCAAAAAATCATCCTGATATACTTGGATGATTGATTTCAGCCTTTTCAGTTTGTCAAAATTCGGATGGTTGTTGTATATGGTGAAATCAAAGCTTCCAATCTTGTTCAGTTCCAATTCCACCTTGGGATTGAATATTTCATATCCTTCCAATTGGTCATTATACAGAAGAAAATTATCACAATAAGCTTGATACATGGTCACAATCTCCTTTCCTTGTATGCAAAGGTTGCTGTGCCGGTTCCGCTTAATAAAACAGTGTTGTCACCATTTACAAGCTTCAAAGCAGGTAATTCATATCTTCCTTCAGACAATGCCCAAAAGTTTGTGCCGAATGTCAAATTTATATTGCCTGTGATGTCTATGATGGGAACAACAGGTTTTATCCCATTTGGAAGAATGACTGTTGCTTCTGTGCCTTCAACTGCCCGGAATATAACTGTGTCACCATGCCTTGTTTTGAACGGCTCACAATCACAATCAATGGTAAGCTGTCCAATGTTCTTTTCCGCTTTCCACTCTGAAACTGTGATTCTGCCGGTGTAATACCATTCTGAATCATCATCCAAGATTATCTGCATCTTCTGCCCATGAAGGGCATTCTGTACCCTTGAAAACAAATCCATGAACTGTTCCTGGGGAACCATTGTTGAAAACTCAAATGATAGATTCCTGTTGTTGTATTTGACTTCACCGAAAAAGTCTGTCAAATCCAGGACACCATCACCGCCCGGAATATCAATTGTTTCCGTTTTGGGTGATGGTGTTCCAATTGTCTTTTGTGCAAGTATTAGTGAAAAATCATTCCATGAATGATAATTCCCAAATTTGATTCCTTTCATATAACCGCCTTTCTGCACATTTTGCGGTTATCTTTTGTTTATTCAAGCCAAATCTTCTTAATTACCGGCTTAACATTGCCGGATGTAGCTGTGGTGCCACTCTCATTGTAAGCGGTTGAATATGCCAAATTACCTGAATTGTAATTTGTGCTTGTTGCAAGTACAAGTTGTGAACCAACACCACTGGAAGTTCTTAATTGCTTAATGCCGACATAATAACTTCCGCTTGCATCTGAAATATCAACTTCAACTGTTCTTGCAACTGTGCCTTCATATATTTCAGCATACAGTTTTGAATAAGCAGTGACATCCACCTTGTTTTCCGTTGTAACAACACAGGATGTATTAGATGAAGGTGTTGTCAGTGTGATGTCTGTTTCATTGAATATAGGTGCCTTGTCTGTATAACCCGAAGCACCGTCATTTCCCTGAATGAATGCACTTACCAAGGAAGTGTTTATCACACCTTCATTGTACAGATATGTTCTTCCCTGCAATCCTGCTTTCATCCAATCAACCCATTCCCCATCAACCAAGCATTGAACATAATCTGTTTCTGAATTATATCTGATTGTGGAATCCCCACCACCTGAAGAACCACCACCGGCATTCCATTTATCAATGTGTGCCTGTGTGATACCATCCAACACGGTTTTGTTTGAATGCGTGTGTCTTGCGGTTGTGTTGCCTTCCACCTGCTCTTTCAAATCAGCGGTGAAATTGTTGTCAGTATGCACATATTTGTTGTCTGATACATAATTACTATCATTTGTCAAATCTGATGTTTTCAGCACAACATTCCCGGTGTAGCCATTCACGGATGTGACAGCACTTGAACCACCGCCACCGCTTGACGAACCACCGCCACCGAATGAACCGCTTGATTCACTTGTCACAATGTGATCATCTGAAGCCTGACTTTCCCAGGCATCCTTTAATGACTGAATGCCGGTCAGTGTTCTTCTTTCCACAATAGTTGTGAAGCTTCCTGCATCCGTTTCAATCTCAACAACATCACCGGCTTCCATATAGGGCAGGCCCATCAATTCAATCTCACAAGGCATGTACCGAATGTCCTTGATGCTTTCGGCAAAGCCATTCAGGATGGTGTCCATCTGTTCCTGGGTAAAGGTGCAGTTTTGAATCAGATAATTGCCGGATAAGTCATACAGAATGCATTCATCCGCTTTGTAATACACATTGGAAGGCTTGCAGGACGATACAACAAAAGCACCGGAATATTCCCCAGGTGCTTCAAAGGTTATATACACACCTTCAAGTGCTTCTATGTTGCAATTGTAACCACAGTTCTTCTGAAGGATTTCTTCTGTTAAAAGAAATTCTGTTGTTCCACTTTCAATTTCAAAATCTGCAATCCAAGCAGGACCATCTTCAAAAGATAATGTCACACCGGTGATGGGATAAGGGCTTTCTATGTAGTATCCTTCCACATCCGCTTTGTCAAAACTCAATGAAACAGTGGTTCCGCTTGTGGGTGTTGCTGTTGCAACCTGAACCTTTTCAAGGATGTCCACATCCTTCACGATATTCACACAAGAAAATGATTCTTCACCATTTTCATTCACATAAATGGCACTTACTATTCCATAAGGATATGACGGCTTGTCCTCATACCACAAATCCGAATATTCCGACTTGGAAAGGCTCGTTTTGTTCGCAAAGCTATCCGCAAGCTTCAATGTTGTAAAATCACCATTTCTGTCATGTATGCCGAATCTTCCCTGAAATTCAAGGAAGGCTTCAATTGTATTTGCCAATACCGGCAAATCACTTGTGACCGTATAATATGAACCGTTCTTTGTTCTTGGGATTGTTGTTGTAATACCTAAAGGGTTTTCAAGCATCACTTCATAAATCTTTGCATCATCTTCAGAAAAAAGTGGAATGTCCACAATTGTGCCGGAACCATCTTCATGAAGAATTTCAATGCTTAAAGGTATATAAATATTTGCAACCCCATAACTAAAGTCCGCATCATGATATAAATAAATATACCTATATCCACCCTCTAGTGAACCAAATGAAGATGTGCCTGTTGCATTATGAAAACATGCATTTGTGTGAAATATACGATAAGCATATTTTTCAATTGTTTTCATTGTGGCTTCTACCCATTCATTACTTGCGTAAGCGGAAAGGCTTTCTTTGATTGCTTTGCACTTTTCTTCAACTTCTGCCTGCGTCATAGAACAAGAAGAATAATATAATGCTTGTTGTGCAATGGGTGAAGTATAAATAATGCCCTTTGAATGCAATATCGCACATGCACCGCTGCTTGAATAAAATGTGTGTTCCGAATCAGTTTGTGAATATGCGGTTGACTCTATCATTGATGCATTTTCCGGTATATAATCTCCTGCTATGTTTGAAATGAAGAACTTTTCCATGTCCATTACATAGTCTTTTTTTATTGAATATGGATTTTCTCTTTTTGCCTTTTCAATAGGGCTGTAATTATAAAGGGAACTGCTTGTGATACCATAAGCAGTGACTTTTCTTCTTGACATGTCAGCCTGCTTTTGGCTGCTGTCTACAATGAATTTGCCCAAAGGGATAGGGTAATAATCTTCTTCAAAAAAAGATGCCCAAACCTTTCCTGTGTAGGTGCTTGGTACATAAACTTCAAAAAAATCTGTTTCAAAGTTGTTTGACCATGCATAAACAGTGTGTGTATCTTCATAAAGTTCAATGGAATCATCTGATATTGGGCCTTCCGCATATATTTCTGCCAAACCACAACTTCCATCAGTAGAAAAAAACACATTAGTATTTGCAGGAAGTGGTTCACCAAAAAGTGACAATATATCAAAACGGTAATAGTCATAATTGGTATAATCAACTCCATCTGCCGAAATTTCCACTGTGCCTTTATAAGGCAATTCAGTTCTTGCATCAATTTCAATTTCTGCTGTGATTTCCATGCCCTTGATATTTCCAATGCCTGCGGTTTCAAATTCCAAAACGGATGATTCGCACAAGCCGAATTTCAGGCTTTCCTGGGAACACACACTTTCTGTATAGGATAAGCTTTCAGCAATCAGGTTTTCATTGGTTATGTCTGCCCTTTCCACATTAGGGAAGGAAATGCGGATATTCTTTTTTACATTGGAAGTCTTGAAAAGCTTCTTGACTTCTTCAGGGATATTCAGCATAATATCACCCCTTTCATTAGTATTCTGTCAACACAATCTGTGTTGCTGCATATCTGATATTGTCACCCGGTGCTTCCGTGTGCTTGATTGCCGGTGCAGTCATGCGGAATGTGCCTGTTGCATATTCACATGCATAATCATCCCAATATTCCACTGTCAGATTTTCTTGTGATGCAAAAATCCCTGTGATGCTTGCCTGTTCTTCCAGGTTCCGTTCCTTGATGGAAAACTGAACAACCACCTGTGTGGGCTTGAAATGGTCAAAATGGTCATATCCATTGGCATCCTGCCATGATCCTGCTTCCCTTTTATTCTTTTTGAAAGTATAACTTCCTTTCGATACTAAAAGATTGGGAACAATGGTGTTCCCAATCTTGATTCTATATCCTGCGTAACTCATGCAAATGCCCCCATTCCTGTGGATTTCTTATAAACAGATGCTTCTTTCTGCATCACCTTGAACATGCCCTTGGCATCCCCTTCAACTGACACATTGGCTCTAAGATCCGGTGCCACTGTCTGCAATGCCTTAATGAAGCACTGTGTCATGCGGTCATAGTCAATGCCATTGGATGCACCAACACTTTCCACGGTTGCCGGGATGCTTGAAAAGGCTGCATCCTCAAATGCTGTGCCATCTTCCAATTCCTCTGCACCTTTGTCAAATCCGCTGACACACATTTCACCAATCCATTCAAACTTTTTGGAAGGTGAATGAATGTCAAGCACTTCCTTGGCACCGTCAACAATGCCGGTGAAAAATCCGCTGATATTTTCCATGAATTTTTCTTTGGCATCTTTGATACCTTTCCACACACCATCCACAATGTTCTTGCCAATTTCCTTCACCTTGTCAGGAATGTCCTTGGCCTTTTTGAGAATGCCTTCAATAAGGGATTTTATAACTTCAATTCCCTTTTCCCTCAACTGTGTTCTCCACTCAACCACCTTCTGAATGGTTGCAACAAACCACTCGGCAAGTTTGCCGGGCAATCCTGCAAAGAATTCAGCCAATTTAGGCAGGATTTCCTGAAGCCATGTGACTGCATTTGCAATGAATGTAGGTATGCCTTCAGTGAAAAATAAGACAATATCATCCCAATACTTGACCACCATGTTGATGATGCTGAAAAAAGCTGCCTGAAGCAATCCAACAACCATGTTAAGGACACCATTCAAAATCTGCATGATGGCTTCTCCAACACCTTCCCAATCACCTGTAAACAGTGACAGGATAAGGTTGAAAACACCTTCAATCACATTGTACAAACCGGAAATGAATTTCAGGACACCTTCAAATGCTGTCATAAGATTTGCAATTGCTTCCAGGATAATTGGAAGAAGCAGGTCAACCAACATCTGAATCAATGGAACCAAATACCCCTGCCAAATATCACAAAGCTGCTGAATAACAGGAAGCAGTGCATCAACCATCAAGCTTGCCAAGTCTGTGATTGCAGGCAAAACGGCTGAAATTAAAGTCATGACAGGTTCAAGCAGTGCAAGAACCACATCCAACAATGGCATAATAAGGTCTAACAAAGGCCCAATCAAATCCAAAATAGGTGTCAATAATTTCACCACAGGTGGAAGCACCTTGTTGACAATCTGCATAAGCGGTGGTACCAACCTTTGAATAATTGCAAAGGCCTGTGGCAAGGCTGTACTTACCAATTCAATAATCACCGGCAATAATGCCTGTACACATGCCAAAACAGGTGGAAACACATCCTGAACCACCTGAAGAATCACCGGAAACATGGATTGCATAGTGGTCACAACCGTATTGAACACTTCAGGAAGTGTTGAAAATACAGAAGCAATTCCTTCATGAAATTCTGCACCCATTTCCGGGAATAATGCTGCCAATAATTCAGGAAACTTTGTTGAAAGTTCACTTATCAATGATTGCACTGTTGTAATAATTGCAGGAACTAATGTTGAAACGATTTCAGGAACATAGGCTGCAAGATTTTGAACCACCTGGGAAACACCCTGTATTATCCTTGGAAGGGTAGCTGTGATTCTAGGCACCAAATTATCTGCCACTGCAACCACAGAATCCACAAGATTATTCATCAATGCATCAAAGTCCTGGTTCGGATCAGCCATGCCGGTCATAAAGTTTTCCCAGGCACCCTTCAACTGCCCAATTGAACCCTGAATTGTTTCTGAAGCTTCCTTTGCTGTTGTTCCTGTGATTCCCATGTCCGTCTGAATCACATGGATTGCCTGAATAATATCATCATAGGATGATATATCATATTTGACACCTGACAGCTTTTGTGCATCCTTCAGAAGTCTTTCCATTTCTGTTTTGGTGCCACCATAGCCAAGCTTCAAGTTGTCAAGCATTGTGTAGTTCTGCTTTGCAAAGCCCTGATATGCATTCATAATCATGCCAATATCAGAACCCATTTTATTTGCATTGTCAGACATATCAATGATAGCCTGATTTGCGGATTCTGTTGCCTTTGCTGTGTCACCATCCAAACTCTGAAGCAAGGATGCAGAAAAGCTTGTGACAGTTTCCATGTAAGTGTTTGCAGACATTCCTGCGGTTTTGTATGCCTGGTCTGCATATTCCTTCACCTTGTCTGCACTGTCTTTGAATAAGGTTTCAACACCACCAACAAGCTGTTCATATTGTGCATAATTGTCTACCGCTGATTTTGTCATTGCTGCAATACCTGTTGCGACTGCACCGGTTGCTGCAACTGCTGCGGTTCCCACTACCTTGGCAGCACTTAATGCAAAACTGCCAATCTTGCCAAACGCATTGCCAAGCTTGCTTTTTGCGGAAGCTGCCTTGCTTGTGGTTTCATCAATAGCATCATTTGCCTGCCCATTGGAAATTGCAATGGTTCCCATAAGTTTAAAAACCTCATGGCCCATAGGCATTCACCCCTTTCTTTCGTAAATTACAAAAAGGGCTGAAATATCAGCCCTTTCCTCTATTTGCTTTTGCATATATCCTTCCAAGCCGAACATCCATAGCAGGTGCCAATTCACCCACCAATGCACCGCTGTCAAGATATATATTTCTTTCAAGTAGTGCTTCAAGTAAATCAATGATTCTGTTTATTCTTCTTATCATTTCATCATTTGAAACACTGTCTATTCTGTTGTTAAACTGTGCAGAAACCTTGTCAATCCATTCTGTGTTTCTTTCCAATGGAACAACCGCTTCTGCACCATCTTCACCAATGACCGCTGCTGTTGCTTCATCAACCACAGTTCCCCTTGCAAGCCTTGGAAGGGATATTTTTCCCACGGTTCCAACATTGATGCCCGGAAGCTTATTGGCAAGCCGGATGGCACTGTTTATCAATCCAATGCCCCTGTTTATGGCCCCTTCTACCTTGGAAAGTGCCCCATTCATTCCATTCTTCACGGCATTCCCCATTGCTGTGCCAATGGAAGTGCCGATTGAACCGAATTTGGATTTTACCTTGCCCCACAAGCCGGAAAAGAAACTTCCCCAACCGGAAAACACGGATTTTATATTTGACCATGCCTTTTGGAATGTGCTGCGGAACCATGAACCCACGGAACCGAACACACCCTTGATGCCTGACCATATCCCGGAAAAGAAGCTTCTTGCCCCATTCCATATAGTTTTCACACCATTCCATGCCTTGCGGAATAGACTTGAAAACCATGAAGATGTTGCTGAAAAGGCTGATTTGATGCCGGACCATATACCACGGAAGAAACCTGTCACCGCTGACCATGCTTTTTTCACACCATTCCATGCATCCACAAGGGCTTTTTTGATTGCCTTTCCTGCGGATGAAGCCAATGATTTGATTGTGTTCCAGGTTGCCTTCCAAAAGTTCCTGAAGCCTTCAACATTGTTCCAAAGGTATATGAAGGCAGCCACAAGGCCTGCTATTGCTGCCACAACCAATCCAATGGGATTGGCAAGCAACACCGCATTAAATGCAAGCATTGCAGTTCTGACCACTTTGATTGCATTTGCCGCTGCGGTCATTATCTTTCCCCAAGATATAATCAGAATGAAGGTTCCCACCGCTGTGGTTGCACCAACAATCACACCAATCCATGTTTGCACTGTTTCCTGATTCTGCTTGATCCATGACACCATATCCTTGAACTTCTCAATCCCTGATTCAAGTGCCGGTGCAAGGTTTTCTGCCAAGGATGCAGCAATATTTCTAAAAGCTGTCATGATTGGTTCACCTACACGGCCCACTTCTGCCATTGCATCAGTCAATCTTTCCTGGGCTTTCCGTGATTCAATAATGTCCGCATTGGTTTCCTTGTACTGCGTGGATGCAGCACTGTATGTGTCATTCAATGTCTTGACAATCAAATCCTGCCTTTCTTCTTCAGTGGCAAGGCCTGCAAGCTTTTCATTGAAGGATTCCACCGTGATTCCTGACCATTCAAGGGCATCTGCAAGGCTTCCCTGTACTTCACCCAGGGATGCACTGTGATTGATGCCTTCTGCCAATCCTTCCAAGGGAAGTGATTCACCGAATGTGGCATATACACCGGTCAGTGTATGTGTCAATCCTGCCAATTCTTCTTCATTGTCTGCAATCTTGGCAAGGTGCTGTGATGCTTCCACCGCTTGCCCTGAATCCCCAAGCACTGCATTCAATTCTGAATATGTTCTTTTTGCTTCTTCAGAACCGTGTCCGGCTGTCAGGAATGCACTTTCCAACAGCCCCATTTCAGCCCTGTATTCTCTTGTACCTTCTACCGCACCAATAAAAGCACCACCAACAGCAAGCCCAACAGCCCCAATTCCCAGGGCAATCTTCTTGGCTGCACCGCCTATCTTTGAAAAGGCTGATTCTGTTTCATCTGCGGAATCATTTGCCTTTTTTGTGGTATCTTCAAGTGCGTTGTTTGCTTCTGTATTGTCCACGGCAACAGTGCCAAATAATTTGAACAATTCCATAAGCATTCACCTTTTATTACTGCGGAAGAAATCTTTTCACAATGCCAAGTGCATCATCTTTGGTCATATCTTCATCCCTTGTATGCCCTTTCTTTGCAGGCTTCAGCACTCGTTTCTTCCAATCATTGAAGCTTTCCCCAGGCCCCCACATGCTGTGCATGATATACATGGACCACAATTTCTGTTCTTCTAACAGGTTTGCTTCTTCCTTCTTCCGCTGATATTCCATTTCAATTATGTTGCTGACAAACTCCCCAAATCGTCCTTGGTTCATGTAATGTTCCATCAGGTCCATTGGATTGCTGTATCTACTGTACAGCAAATCCATGAACCTGAATTCACCCATTAGAACAATTTGGAAAGCACCTTGAAAAAACCTGAATCTTTCGCACCTTCGTATGCATCAAAGATAATCATGGGTGTGGTTCCAAACTCCATTTCATTCAGTTCTTCAACACTCACACCAATCAAATCTGCACACAGTGCATCCACCTCTGCCTGGGCCTTGTATGCATTTTTAGTGATCATAACCACCATGTCACAGACAACCATGCCACCAATTTCATTGACACTCTTTTCCCCTGACACAATCTGCACAAATGCCTGCTTCAATTCATCAGGAAGAAGCTTGCTAAGAACCTGGACAACCTTCCAAAGGTCACTATTCTTCAGCTTTCTGATTGTATAAGGTCTTTCTACTGTTTCAACTGCTTCTGTTGTTACATTCTCAATATTGTTCATAGGGTTTCACATTCCTTTCACTATTCCTGGGTTTCTACATTTGCAACATCTTCTTTTACCCATCCGGTAGATTTGCGGATGAAGATAACATAGGGAAGCTTTGTGGTGCCATACTCAATGTCTGAATGGCATTCAAAGGTGCCCTTGAACACTGTGTTTGTCTTGTTCTTGTTTTCCATTGTGTGACCGGAAGTACACAATGCCTTTTTGAACATAACAATCATAGGTCTGCCATCAATGTGTTCACCATAAAAGCCGAATCCGTCATAAAAATGGCCGGGTGCCAATTCAGCGGATGTGATCACATCATAATTTCCATCTGTGGTTTCTGTGATGGTACCAATCACCTGTTTTGCAACAAGTTCAGGTGTAAGTTCTGCAAAAGAAACTTCCATCTGTGCGGTTTCTCCAACCTTATTCTGAAGTTCTGCCACCTTTACGGTTGCACCATCAAGTTCAGGTGCGAAAAATTCAGGTGTGATGGTGATGTTTCCACCGTCCTGTGTAGCACCAATGATTGCTGCCAATACTTCTTCTTCTGTGGGTGCAACAGTTTCACTGTAAGTCAACCCCTGAAAATAAACACCTGCACCAAAGGGAATCTTTGACGGTGTGCCGGTTGTAATACCTGTTTTAATGCTCATAATCAATTCACCTTCCATTCTTTAACTGTTAGATTGATTTGTACCTTTTTCAAATTGGCATCCCCTGTGGGAATGTCACAATTTGCATTATCATAGACAACAGCCACCCCTGAATGATTATCAAGGATGGCTGTTTTTCCATGCTCAAAATGTTTTTCAATTTTATCTTTTGTCTGCAATAATTCAAGATAAGAACCCCTTGCAAAGCCTTCCAATATGAAATTGGTTTCTGCCGGGCCATCTTCTGTGGGCACTTCAATGAAATTTCCCACAAAATACGGATAAACAATATCAGATGTCCATTCACCGAATTCATAATTGATTCCAAGGTCCTGAAGTTCTTTATCAATGAATTCCAATCCTTCTACTGTCATTTGTTTGTCCTTTCTCTCAATATTGCCCCAAATCTGCGGATGATTTTGTTCTTGTTCTTGTCAAAAGCCTTCTGCAAGGTATGGTTTGGTTTCTTGCCCTTGGTGTAATAAGCTTCAAGTCCATCAGCACGCAACATGGCCATGATCCGTTTTGCTTCTGCCAAGGTATACTGCTTTCCATTCGACTGATAACCTGTTTCGTCTGAATTTTTCACATATACCCAATAGCCCTTGCGACCATTGCCCTTCACAGCATATTCACCTGTGCCAAATTCTTCCCAAATGGCATTCTGCTTGGGATTTCCCACAACACATTCACCTTTGGATTTGTTCAGCACATGTGTCCATGCATTCATGGTATCACCGGTGTCTGACCGCTTATCCTGATTGCGTTTTGCCTGTGCTTCCAACTCACCACCGGCTTCTTCCAGGAAGTCAATGATTGCATCATCAATTGCTGCCTTGACAATTGCACTATTGTCTGTGAATTCAATTGCCATATCACTGCCCCCCTGTATATTTCAGATAGATTTCCCACTGCTTGTTCAGTTCCATGGGATTGTCCATCAGTAACACATCAAATTCCTGCGAATTTGCCACCATCCTTGTGTTTTCCGCTTTCACCTTGACAGTTTTGCCTTCAACCTTCAAAGTGCCCGGAATGGGCTTATAATCACCCACAAAAATATGTGTGGTTTCCTGAATTTTTGCATTGAAATTGATATGCCCTGCCTGACCACTCTGATAATCAATAAAACCTTCCAAGTCAATGACCGGATGCCATACCTTCACTTTTTCACCAATGGCATTCTTCTTTGTGCCGGTGTTCACCTGAAGCTGTGCTGTAATATTGCCACCTATCATGCAAACACCCCCTTTAGAATCTTGCCTTTTTATACGGCTTTAAGAAGCCCAACAGTGCTTTGGGATAACCCATTGAAGAATTATCCCCATCCATATTGAAATAGGTCACAGAATGCCGGGAAATCGTTTCAGACTGAATGCCTACCTTCCCCCGGTTTTCCAAATCCCACTTCAGCATGTTCACAACACCCATCTTCACATCAGCCGGATATTTCACTTTGCATACCTTTACACCGGGAATGTCAGGAAAACCTTCATTCACTGTGAATGTATTGCCTGTGATTTCCTTGATTGTGTACAGTCCGCAATCCATGGCCTTTTTGCCATAAGACACCTGCACAGTATCACCCACCGCAAAGGGAACGGATGTTGCAGCAAAAACACCGCCCACAACATCCGCTTCAACCATCACAGAAGGCATCTGATGGAATCTGTTGTTTGTATAGCTTCTGATTGTCAGTTCAAGTGCCTGAAGCATATCTTCAAGCACCTGATCTGTTTTATCTGTTGTAATATACTGCTTCAGTTCTTCCACTGAAATAATCATAGGGAACACCCCCTACCATTAGGCCTTGGTCTTTAAGATAACAACCTTAGCTTCATTGGTAAGTGCAGGCATACCATAAGCAGTACAGATGATATTGTCTGCTACACCCGGCTCACGGTCATGTTCAACAAGGTTGCCACGCTTCAAGAAGTAAGTGATTGCCGGCATATCATCTTCAGTTTCATTGTCATTGTTTAACTTGATAATAGGGTTGAAGTAAACACCTTCTTCAAGCTTTACCTTGTTGGAAACAACAACATCACAGCCTGCGATTCTACCGATTGCACCATTGGTCAAAAGTTCAGGACCAATCTTGTCTGCTGCAAGGAAATCAGCATCTTTTCTAAGCTGTGTTTTCTGTTTGCTGTGAATAAGAATAACCTTTCTGCTTTCTTCTTCCTCACCGAACATATCAACACCATCTACAACCGCTGAATACTTGATTGCTGCTGTGGAAGCATCAAATACATTCTTGGATTCATACAGAACCGCAACTCTGTCATTGTCTAATTTCTCACTGATGGACATTGCAATCTGATTGGTTGCTGTGCCCATAGGGTTGCCATAACCGGAAAGCTGTGCTTCATCAGTAAGACGAACACCTTTACCAATTTTTTTGATACCATACTGTGCAGTTGTGAATGCCATCTTTGTGGTATCAATAGGAACACCTTCTTCATAGTCCTGTGCTTCACCGATATATCCCCACTTGGGAATGGTTACAGTGCTTCCGGGCTGCCCCTGAAGTGTGCTGTCAACCTTAATATATCCGGTCATAACTGCCTTCTTTTCTACCTTTGCATTGATCATGTCTGATACTACCTGGGGATCGAATACATCACCATTGATGAGTGTTGTTGTTTTAGTCAAATCTGCCATGTTTTTCATTCCTTTCTTTCATAAAAAAATTAGTTTGCAAGTTTCGCATATAATTCAGGATTGCTTGCTTTCAATTCAACCCTTGAGTTATAGCCCATTTTTTCAAACTGTTCCTTTGTGACAGATGCACCTTCACCGTCACTTTCAGGAAGTCTGTTATCACCAAGCACCTTCATTTTTCCGGCACCTGCTGATTCAAACATTGAAGGGAACTGCACCTTCAATCCGTCTTTCAGTGCATCCCAACCTTTGATATTTTCATTTTCATCAAGTTCCAGGGATTCACCCTTTTCTTTCAGCTTTTCATTCAGCTTGAATGTCAGATAATCAACATCAACCGCTTTTTCAGAAAGCAATGCCACCTTGATGGCTGCTTTTACTTTGGTTTCCTGCAACTCTGCCTGAAGTCTTGCATTTTCCTGTTCATATTCGGTGAACTTTCCCTGTAATTCTTCATTGCCTTTTGTTGCCTTCTTCAACTGTGCAATCAAGTCATTGGCAGACTGCAATTCTGTTTCCTTGCCATTCACCAATTCCTGAAGGGCTTCATATTTGCCCTTGCCCACATATTCACCTGTTCCAAGGTTTCCGATTTTCACCTGCTTATCCTTGTTTGCTTCATTGCCGTTGTGTGCGTTGACTTTTTCAGCCACCTGATTGAAAAGTTCTTCACCCAAGATTTCTTTTAAAAATTCCATATCAATTTTCCTTTCCTTTGTCTGTGTTTTTATGTGCGGTGTCACCGCTGACAAGCCCAGTTTTAATGACTTATGGCAGGTCATATTGTGAAGGTATAAATGCCACCTTCAGGGCATATAAAAAGCATCATTTCCGTGAAACCACGAATATGATGCTTAATTATTTGATTCTGATTTTCTGCCCAACATAGATTCTATTGGGATTTTTAATGCCATTGATTTTGGCAAGTTCCTGATATGTGGTGCCGTACTGCTCGGCAATCTCTGCAAGGGTATCATCCTGCTTTACCGTGTAATACTTCACCTTTTCATCATCTTCCAACATTGCATTGACAATGGCCTGAACTGCTTCATAGTCATATCCGGCAGTGGTCAGGTTGTTTTCCCTTTCAATGCCTACACCCCACAGGCCAAGAATGACTTCTTCAGCAAGTTCTTCATTGCTCTTTGCCGGTGCTTCTGTCTTTGTTACATTTCCGCTGATTTCACCGGGAAAATCTCTGTAACAGATATTCACATCCACATTTCCATTGATTCCGGGAATGGAACCCTTGGAAGTGTACTGCCACATGTCATAGGTGCCACTGATGCCTGTGGGCTTGTTCTTGCTGTACTTTGCAACCCACTTGGTGTACCGGTCAAGGCCATTCTTCAGATAGACACCCCACCAATTCTGATTTGCATATATACCGCACCAATACCCTTCTTCTTCAATCATGGTGCAAAATACATGTGCCCTTTCAACAGCACCATTCTGTGTGCCCTGTTCTTCCAGGTCATAATATACTGGGAAGGAAAGCTTGCCCTTGTAAGGTTCCAACAGTCTAAGAACATGCAGTGCTTCACTCTTTGCCCCTGCCATTGTCTTTGCGTATGAATACAGATAAACACCAAAAGGAATGCCATGCTTGATGCAGGCTTCCACATTCTCTTTGAATCTCGGATCATCCTGACTTCTGATGTCTGAACCAAAACCACACCGGATGATTGCACCATCAATGTGGTCCTTTACCTTTGCCCAATTGATTGTGCCCTGATGCTTTGACACATCAATCACTTTCATTTCCACTATGATTCACCCCCTTTTGTGATGCTATCCTTGGCCACCTGTGTGCCAAAGTAGAATGAAATAATCATTGTGTAAATGGTCAGGAATTCTGTTTCCAACTGTCCAACAACAGCCAAATAACAGAACACACCGGTCAATGCAAATGTGACAATGGATTTCACTGTCAATAACTTCTGCATTCTCTCTTTCATTTCACATACCCCTTTCTTTGTTTTTTTGCATATTAAAAGGCACCCTTTTGGGATGCCTTCAAATACTTCTTTTGATAATCTTCAAAATCCTTGGCCTTGTCCAAGCCATGATATGCTGCCCTTTTCTTCAGGGTTTCCAATTCTTCATCATCAAGTGCCCATCTTGCCCTTTGAAGCAATGCACACCGGCAATTGCAATCTTCTTCTGCCCTGCCGAATGCACCCGGATAATCTGCTTTCATTCCTGATACTTCAAAGGATTCACCCACTTCCCGAATTTGTCCGTCAAG